CAGCCAGTGGTCGCTAACCACTACGAGACTGCGCTAACCAGAAATCCTGGAAGTCGTGATGAGATCTCTGGCATAACGGACGTTTCCGTTCCGCCCCCAGATCTTATTTCAGGCGACCGGCCGATCCACGATCAAGCGCCAACCGCTGTCACCCAACTCACCCATCAGGCTAGGCCTGTCGTAGAACGAATCTACCGACACAGGTCCGTACGCCTTTATCCGAGACTTACGTCGATCGGAAATGTCAGTGAGCGGGGCCGCTAAGGACGCGATCGGAATGACGGCGTTAGGCCCTCACCCCTTCTTCCCCCACCGTATAGTGTAGTTGCTTAACTATACATCCTGGCCTAGGGACCACTTCCCTAGAGATCCTTGAATACTTCTGAGTTATATCGTTTCAACTCAGCAAGGATCTCGTCCTCTCTTTTACTGACGTAATCTGCAGGCAGATAACGCAGTTCTTCCTCCTCTCTACGCGCGGTCAACTTCAAAGACCTCAGCTTCCCAAGATAGGAAAGCCGACTCCAGACCTTCACAGATCTGTACGCGTAGGTCCGACGAACGCAACCCACGGTGGGGTTGAATACGTCTCTCTTCCTACCTCCCTCCCGACCATGATCCCAAAGGTGAAGGAACATGGCGATTTTCTCGTCGGGATCTAGCTCTCTACGGACAGCTAGAAGCGATGTCGAAGCCTCTGTTGGGGGCCCCGGTAGACAGGTGAAGATCCTGTTCGACATCGATCGTTCGCGCTCATGAGCGGGATACGATCTAGGATTTAATCCTAGCTGGGAGGGTAGGAACCCCCACTTCTTTCCGATTCGCGAACGAACGAACGCGTTCGTCCATTCAACGGAATCACGGACGGCGGCTGCGCCGTGCAGCATACCGTGGTAATCGGAAAGAAATCCCCCTCTCCGCAAGTGCCGAATCTCACGCCACTTGCCCTTTGAATTCCTCAGAAATGCCGTCGAATTGATTTCGGCTACTGTTTCTGAACGAATCGTCTTCAGATCGTTAAGCTTGTACCCGCTAGGGTATGAAGACGCTTCGAGGTAAACGTTTGCCGAGACGAGCGTGTCGTCTCCGTTTACTAGGATAGTCCCTTCTCTCCCGCCGAGCGCCCACAAAGCGGCGAGATACGAGTGAAGGGACAACAAAGGGAAAGAGAGGTAGCTCCCCATCATCTGCCCATGCGATACTTCCTTCTCCTCTCCGTCGCAATCAATAAGCGGCCGGAGTGACTGGAAAGCCCGTAGGCAAACCGGTCCTGGAACTTTCTGAGACTTACGAAGTAAAGTCCCAAGTATCGCCTCTGTCACATCCAAGGACAGGTTGTCTGTGGCGCTCACCAGATCTACCGAGGTCTGGCAAGGGTAAACACAGGCAGATGATATTTTCTTCTCCGTCGGAGGTCCGACAAGACGCCATGGAAGCTTCATCAAGCGCGATTCAATCGTCTTGTGAAGAGGCGCTAGTATTTCGACACTTTCATCATAGATTACTAGTGGTCTACTTTTGCCAGCGCTCATGACCGCCTTGTACCGGGCACGAACTGGTTCATCGATAGGAATTGATTTACCAGTAAGGCACTGCCGACGGAAAGATCTCCCCTTGCCAGCAAAGAATAAATCGGCGCGCGGCGCGTTCATTCGTGCTGTCGGGTTGGGACAATGACGCCAAACAAAATCGTCATAGTTCCTATCCCAACCGAAAGGGAAGATCTTCGAAACTTCCTTTCTAACGAAAGAAAGGTAGTCAGAAGAAGAGGGGGGGGGTATGGAGAAAGCGTTCGCCTCCCAAGACGAACGCTCGGAGTTAGCGCAAGAAAGGCAACCTGCAGGCAGGTTGCGCTTAATAGACGAGACGGAATGGGCTAATTCCCATCTCTCGTGCTTGCGCAAACGTTGCAAGGTCGAAAGCCCGTCAATTGATGGCTTTTGGCGTCGGGGAAACTTGACGCTAGGCCTCTTACGGCCTTGCAACAGGAGGAAAGAGAGGAACCTTGATAGTTCTTCTGGTCTGAGATCCGGTAACTCACAGTATGGAAGCCCGTACTTGATCCGAATAAGTCTCAGACCATTAGAAATGGTCTCTCTTGTGTCGAGGTTCGCGCGTACGCACGATCGACACGTTTTAGCTTCTGAACCAGTGTTGGGTTTAACAGAAGCAGCGGTGCACTTTCGCTTGGAATGTGTGCCAGACGTCATCAGGGTAAGCTGTAAAGCGCTCGGAGATGACGG